TTGCCACTCTTGGCACTGTTGGCTGTGGCGCAATCACTTCAACTGGGGCATCAAGCATGGGCTCCTTGGATGTTGGTGGTACCCTTGCTTGCGACACTAGCTTTACGCTAGACTCTGTTGTTATTAATGCGACGGAACTGGGCTTTATCGATGGTGTCACTGCAGGCACTGCCGCAGCAAGCAAAGCTGTGGTCCTCAACAGTGAGAGCGACAGCAACGGTGTTCGACACATCACTGGTTCTGGTAATCTTAAGTTTTCGGGTCTCCATCTTGGAACCGGATCCTTGGTCATGAACAATATCGTTGACGAGGATGACATGTCCTCTGATAGTGACACTGCTCTAGCAACTCAACAGTCTATCAAGGCATATGTTGATAGTGCTGACCGAGTGGTAACAGATGTGTTCTGCAAGAATTCAGGCGCAGGCCGACATGATGCAGGGGGCCTCGCTTCAGCATTGACTGGTTCGTCACAGTATTGGAGACTTGATTTATCTCAAATTCCAGTCGAACCAACATCAAGAACCGCAGCTGTTGGACAAGGCGTCAGCGTCTTCATCAACGGTGTCTTGCAGCGATTTGATACCGGATCCTTGAACTTGGATCTCGGCGATGGTAATGACAATTGGTATGGTCACTTCCGGCGAGGAACCGGTTCTGACGACAATAAGAAAATTATCATGATCAAGCACACCCTTCTTGATGACGATATAATCAGCATTAAATATACTAAAGCATAATTTATTATATTTACAATCCCCACCTCAATAGCCCAGGGCCTTGTGCCCTGGGTTTCCTTTTGCAAAGTTTTATTCTTTTTGAGGTTTTCTAAACTATTTAATAAGGTAACTTTATCACAAGTAAAAGTTAATGCTGCTAAGTTTAGGAGATAAGATTAATGTCTATAAAAAAGTATAAGTTTGTATCACCAGGAATTTTCTTAAAGGAAATTGACCGATCACAGGTGCCTCAGCCTGCACCAGCCGTCGGCCCTGTTATAATTGGCCGAACAGAGAGAGGGCCCGCCATGCGCCCGGTGAGAGTAGAGTCTTTTGAAGAATTTACAAGAATATTTGGAAATCCTCAGCCTGGCTGCGCGGGGATGGATGTGTATCGTGAAGGTAACGGTTACCTTGCACCAACTTATGCTTCGTATGCTGCTCAAGCTTATTTAGATGCAGCAATACCTTCTCCAGTTAACATTGTTAGATTGATGGGTATAAAACACCCGAAAGCTTCAGCCGCCGGACAGACATCTGGCTCCCTAGCTTCATCAGATGCAGGTTGGATTTGCAAGAATGCCTGGGGCCTTTTTGTAACAAGTGGTGATGAAGATCCCGCCGACGCCGATGGCCCAGTTGAACTTACCCTAGGCGCTATTATATATGCTGATCATGATGAATTTATACCATTCCTAAAGGGTGATGACCTTGAAGGTGCAGAGCAGGCTAACGAGCACTATGGCCCTGCTGACCACGGCCGGCTTATCAAGTGTGACAATAAGAGGTGGAGAATACAGTTCTCGGGATCCTCTGGAGTTTCCGGTGAGTCAATCATATCTTTTGATGACGGCGAAAACTTTATACGAAAAGTTCTAAACACAAATCCTGTCCTTGTGAACCCTGAAATTTCAGATGCCCGCGCAGGTACGGCAGAGAATGATTATTTCTTAGGCGAATCCTTCGAAGATCAGATGCAAAACTATGTTAAAGCAGACTCGGCAGCAATATTGCTACCACTGAACTCTCCAAGCATAAATCCAACCGGTACTGGCGTGTATGAATTTGGGTTTAAAAATGTTGAAGCTCGAGAATCTAAAACAGGATGGATATTTTCCCAAGATATGGGCAACCCAGGCGACTTCGACCCACTCCGAGCGAATAACGGAATAGCACCCCAAAAGCTTTTCAGAATCTGCGGCTTAGCTCCCGGAGATGATTTAGCAAAAAACTATAAAATCGCGATTGAAGATATAAGTATAAAAGACGCGAATGACTTGGACCCATACTCAACATTCTCTGTAGTATTAAAGGACACAGCAGACAATAACGAAAGAGGGAACGCAAATATAGAAGTGTTCAGTGGTTGTAACCTCAACCCTAAGTCTCCAAATTATATTGCGAGAAGAATCGGTGATGTTTATTACGACTGGGATTCCAGCGAAGAAAGATACAAGTATTATGGAAACTACCTGAATAGATCCGATCACATAAGAATAGAAATGAATCCGGATGTTGATGACGGTAATACAGATCCAACTCTTGCCCCTTTTGGGTTTTATGGCCCAATTGTACCAAGAGATCAAGTCGACCCCGTCGGCGGAACGATAGGTGCCGCCGCAGAATCAGGCGCCGAGTCCGCAACTGCTCTTATTAAATTTAACGACGCCGATGCCAATGACGCCGACATGAGAGCCATGTTAAATGGCCACGGATTTACTATAACCGATCACCTTGGGACTGCAGTCTCTTTTGTTTTTGATAGCTCGCGGAATGCAAATGTTTCCCGCGGGGCCACCGTTGTAGACGAAGGAGTCAACAAGGTCGTAATCGGAATTCAGAATGTGTCTGGTGAAGCGGCCGTTCGAGCTGAAATAAAGGCAGTTATTGATGCCCTCGACGGATCTGGCATGCTTCATGATCTCAAGGTAACAACCGAGAATGTCGTATCGGGTGTTGCCAACGAGACGCACCTCAAACTGATTGCAGGGGTCACCGGCTTTGATGGCAACAAACCAAACTCATCGGATGCCGAACTGGCCCTCAACGCTGCTGGTAACCCAGCCGGCTCCTTTTTAACAGTCGACAACTTTACAGGAGGCACACCACCTACATCAGCTTCTACTAAATGGGTTTGCCCTGGCTCAATTGCTGTCACATTTTCAGGTATTGCAACTGCAGACCAGCGACAATTCACACTTAAATGGCCATCAGGCTCCTTGCTTGGCCAGGGCTCCTGGGCGGATAGGGAGAATTTATACTTTGGCGTTTCAACTTATGAACTATCTGGCGGTGAACTTACGCAAAACTATAGTCACGCTCATGGTGATCACGTCGGCCTGCTAAGTAGCCAAATTTCAGTTGATAGTGGCCTACTTCCGGCTCACGGAGGTCATAAGTACGCTTATGCATTTTCACTAGACGATGTTGTTTGCTCTATGGATGCAGAAGGCGATGGCAACCCGGGCCCACTCGGTCCAGATAATGTGGACCCTGTAACTGTGAGTTATGAGCCTGGATCAA